AACAAGTTGGATACTTCAGTGGAAATGGCCAATAAGATACGGGCGTTTATTGAACAATGGCCTGATTGGGTTGGAATCGGGTTTTCAGTAGAAAAAAACTCTCAAAGACATTTCAAACTTAATAACGGATGTGAGGTTAAAGCGGTGGCAACATCCAAAGATGCTCTTAGAGGTTATACACCGACAATTCTTATTTTTGACGAAGCGGCCTTTATCGAGGCTGATGGAGACTTCTGGTCTGCTTGTATGGCGTCACTATCCACGGGTGGTAAAGTTATTGTAGTTTCCACACCAAACGGTTACGACCCAATATATTATGAAATATATGATCAAGCGTTAAGAGGAATGAATGATTTCAAAATCTCTGAAATGTTTTGGTATCGAGACCCTCGTTACACCAAAGATTTATACATGGTAAAGACAAATGATTTGGTTCATTATCTTTTGAATCGAGAAGACTACCCTGTAGATACTGTAATTAACTTAGCCAATGATAATCCTTACGAAAGAGATCATACTATTGTAACAGATTATATTTCTCAAGGGTATAAACCGTGTTCTGCATGGTTTGAGGGAATGGTAAAAAAACTCAAGTACGATAGACGTAAAGTTGCTCAAGAACTTGAATGTAACTTCTTAGGATCGGGTGATAACGTATTCGATTCAGATCTAATGCAGAACATTTCCAAAAACCAACTAAGGGCACCACAAGCCAAACTTATGGGTAATGCTTTGTGGATTTTTAAGGAACCTGTAAATGGCCATAAGTATGTAATGGGAGTTGACGTTTCTCGTGGTGACTCTGAGGATTTTTCATCAATCCAAATCATTGACTTTGATGAACGGGAACAAGTATTAGAATATGTTGGTAAAATCCCTCCCGATGTTTTAGCCGAAATTGCTTATAAGTGGGGAACCATGTACAACGCATTCTGTGTAATTGATATCACGGGTGGTATGGGGGTTTCAACCGCCAGAAAAATGCAAGAATTACAATATCAACCTGGATTATATGTTGATGGAGTTGATACTTCTAACAAATGGAAGTGGGACCCGAAAATCAATGAAAAAATTCCTGGTATTAACTTCAATACAAAAAGAGTTCAAATTATTGCAGCATTTGAAGAAGGAGTTAGACACGGATTCAAAATATATTCCCACAGAACTTATAATGAGATGAATACCTTTGTATATATTCATGGAAGACCCGACCACCAGAAAGGACAACATGATGACTGTATTATGGGACTTTCCATGGCAATTTATGTTGCGGAAAAATCATTTCAATCATTAACTAAAGTTGTTAATCACACAAAAGCCATGTTGAATTCGTGGTCTACTGTGATGAATGAAAATAAAAATACTTCAGATTTTTTTAACCCATTGGTGCCTCAAATGGGCCGAGACCCCCACTTGAATAATAATGGGGCATCTAAAGCAGATTACCAAAAATATGGATGGTTATTTGGTGCTAGATAACTATTTATATTACTGAGGTAAAGAGTAAATTTAGATTATGGCAGAACAAAATATGACGGTTTGGCAAAGACTGTCACAAACATTTGGACCTAACTCACTATTAAATCAAGATTATCCAACATTCAAGTTTGATAAAAAGGAACTCCTACGCACAAAGAGTAGAGAGGAGTATGAGAAAGAAAAACTTCAAGCACAACAAACATATTATCTTACCAATCAATGGGCTAAGGTTGAGAACAATCTTTATTCTCAAGCGATTTATTATGAACCAACAAGACTATCCGCACAATACGACTATGAATCAATGGAATATACTCCTGAGATTTCTGCCGCATTAGACATTTATGCTGAAGAATCAACCACAACAAATGAAGACGGTTTTATATTACAAATTTATTCAGAATCTAAAAGAATAAAGGGGGTACTTGCAGATTTATTTAACAACGCTTTGGATATCAATACAAACTTACCAATGTGGACACGTAACACATGTAAGTATGGTGACAACTTTGTCTATTTGAAGTTAGACCCTGAGAAGGGTATTGTAGGATGCCAGCAATTACCAACTATAGAAATTGAAAGACATGAGGTTGGTGCGAGTGGTAAAATTTCTGTCGATGTAAAAAATGATGTAGATAAAGACCAAAAAGCATTACACTTTACTTGGAAAAATAAAAATATGGAATTCCAATCTTGGGAGATGGCTCACTTTAGATTATTGGGTGATGACAGAAAACTTCCTTATGGAACATCTATGTTGGAAAAAGCAAGACGTATTTGGAAACAATTACTTCTTTGTGAAGACGCTATGTTGATATATCGAACTTCAAGAGCACCTGAAAGAAGAATATTCAAAGTTTTTGTTGGTAACATGAACGACGATGATGTCGAGGCATATGTACAACGTGTTGCAAACAAATTCAAGAGGGAACAAGTTGTTGACAATAAAACAGGTAATGTCGATATGAGGTTTAATCAAATGGCAGTTGACCAAGATTATTTTATCCCTGTTAGAGACCCGGCTGCACCAACACCTATTGATACTTTACCAGGAGCAACTAACTTATCTGAAATTGCCGATATTGAATATATTCAAAAGAAATTACTAACCGCACTTCGTGTACCTAAAGCTTTCTTAGGATTTGAAGAAGTTGTTGGTGATGGTAAAAACTTGGCATTACAAGATATTCGATTTGCTCGTACTATCAATAGAATTCAAAAGAGTATGATTGCCGAACTTAATAAAATCGCAATTGTGCATTTATTTTTATTGGGATTTGAAGACGAATTAGAGAACTTTACAATTGGATTAACAAACCCATCCACACAAGCAGATTTATTAAAAATTGATGTTTGGAAAGAAAAAGTATTATTGTATAAAGATTTGGTCTCAGATCCAGGAAATGGAATTCAAGCCACTTCATCTACATGGGCTAAGAAACACATATTTGGATGGTCAGATGACGAAGTTCGTTTAGACTTACAACAACAAAGAATTGAAAGAGCGGTAGGTGAAGAGTTAAAGGCAACTCCAACAGTTATTACAAAAACAGGATTGTTTGATAATATAGATAAACTTTACGGAAGTGCCACAGGGGCAACACCAACCGCAGGTGCATCTACTACAATGGATGGAGGAGAAGAATTAGGGCCACCACCATCATTTGGAGGAGGGGTGGAAATTCCTGGAGGAGAACCAGATATACCACCGGCGGGAGGTGGTGAAACAACTCCTCCACCAGCAGAAATAACTCCAGAATCAAAACAAAAAGATATGAATATTTTAGTGGAAAATAACTTTATTAAAGGATCTCAAATGATTAATTTGGGACAAGGACAAGATTCTTTAGGAGAAATTTCAAAACACTTAGATAAGTTATTAAATTCATAATATTTATTGTAAAAAACACAATGACCTTCGGAACAATAAAATCCCTAATTGAAAAAAATCTCTTGGAATCATACAAAAATGAAACTGAATTCAAGAAGAGTTTACGAGAATTCAAACACAACGTATTGAATAATAAAGGTATGTCTAAAGCATATGCGATATATGACCAACTGAGTTCACCTCAAGGATTAAGTGAACAGGATGCGAAGGATTTTATAGAGGAGGGGATTTCTCTATTAAACAAAATTTTACCAAGTATTAAACTTCCAATTACTCTTTCCGAAAAAACTGAAAACAATTATACCGAAATTGATACATTAGTTTATAGTCAAGGTGTTAATTTACTTGAAAGATTAAATGCAAAGAAAAGTATTCTAAAGGTAATTTCATCAACCAAAGAAACAATTAAAGAAAATATTAATATTCCGATTAGTTCTATGGTTTCCATAGCAAACCAAACAGTTAATAACTACATACTTAGTTTAGATGAAAATTCTAAAAAAGAATTTTTTCAAATTGTTTCTGAAGATGTCAAAACTTTAGAGACGAAATTTGAGACAATAAAAGAAAGTGCAATATCTAAATTAACTGCGCTCCAAAATAGTGAAGATTCACAGGATATTAAAACAAAAATTTTAGAAACAATTGATAAAGTTAAGTCTGAAAAATTTGACCAATTAAATTTCCTAAAATTAAAAAATTTGGAAGAATCAATTTGATTGGTCTTTAAGACTTTGAATATATTTTGCCTTCAGAATCTGTGCTCTTTTAAGTACAGATTTTTTTGTATATTCCCGTTTCTCAAATAAAATTTGATTTTGTTTTGTTTTAATTACTTTTGACTTTAGGGTCTTGAGAGCTTTCTCAATAGGGTTACCCTGATTAATTTTTATTATTATCATATATTAAAATATCTCCAAATATAAAAAAATTTTGACATTTATGTATATTATGTATATAATTTCATTAATAAACGTACATAATATCATTATTAATGAAAAAAGGAAAAAGTGTTAAACTTAACCTGTTCAACCCCATCAAGTCTCAATATGGGACAGTAGACTCCAAAAACTTAAAATCGGTTTATATAAATATTCAATCGTGGGTTACCCCAAAAGAAGAATTAGAAAATTGGAACCGAATTGTTTCAGGTTTAGGGAGAGAAATAAAAAATTCAGTGTTTGAATCAATCGATTCAAAAATTTTTCAAGAAAAAAATATTGTTGATTTGGACCTTCGGACAAGTGGGATATCAAAAGGGAAGAAATCATTTTTCAATTTGGAAATCAATCTATATACCTTAAAAGAAATGGATTTCAAGTGCGATGAAATTAAAGAATCCATAAAAAATATTGTCAAATCAATCTATAAAAATAACGTGGTTCAGAACAAATACTTTGAATTTTCAATTTCTAAAAAAGACGAAATTTAGCAAACTATCTGAATCCGTATATTTATCTTAAAAGATTAGATGAAAAATTTAAGAATTTTAGAAGCAAGCGAGCTTGGCCACGGTATATTGATTGAAATGGACGCGGGTTGGGTTTCTCCAAAAGATACTCAGAATATTGACATTCTAAAAGAAGCGTCCAATTTAGATTATAGAAATCCATTTGAATTTTATGCGGTTCTTCAAAAATATGATACTCCAAATAGAAATGGTAGAACATATCCTGAAAGGATTTTGAAAAGAGAGGCTGATAGATATAAACAATCTATTTCTAAGGGTTTGTCAACATCTGAATTAAATCACCCTGAATCATCATTAATAGACTTAGACAGAGTATCTCACATCATTACAGACATATGGTGGGATAAAAATATACTCATGGGAAAACTCAAATTATTGACATCTCCAGGGTTTCACGAAAGAGGAATAGTTTCAACAAAGGGAGACCAAGCAGCTAACCTAATGAGACAGGGAGTGACTTTAGGTATTTCTTCAAGAGGTGTTGGGTCATTAAAAAAAGTTGGTGAAAGAAATGAAGTACAGGATGACTTTGAATTGATATGTTTTGATTTGGTATCATCTCCTTCTACTCCTGGAGCATATCTTTTTACGAATCCAGATGAAAGAAGTAAGTATGAAGAAAACTTAGAGGAAGAAAGAAAATCTAAACAAAATAATGAGTATGCTGAAAAGTCGGTTGACTTAATGAAAAAATTAGACGATTTTTTAAGAAAATAAAATTATGGAAGAAAAATATTTTGTAGCAAAAATTCAGTACGATTTTCCTGATGAAAACACAGGTAAAATTAAAAAAGTTAGAGAAGAGAAACTTGTAAAAGGTTACTCTGTTACAGACGTGGAGGCAAAAGTAACCAAGAAGTATGAGGGGTTTACTCATGATTGGAGAATTACCGCGGTGTCTGAAAGTAAAATCGACGAGGTGATTGAATAATCAACATTATCAAACTGAAACAAATGAAGTGGTCAATAGACCACTTTTTTTATTTTAAAGGTATTGTGAAATGACTTTTTTTCATTTTGGCACTATTTATATGATAAATTAAACAATTTTTTTCTATGCAAGAAAATAAAAACTTAGTACAGGAGGCGTTAATTCAAATGAAAAATGTTGAAGAAGCAATCGCCCAAAACGCAAAAGGAATACTTGCTTCTACTATGAAGGAAGAAATCAATCAGTTAGTAAAAGAATCTCTATCAGAACAAGACATGGAAGATGAGGTTGAATTAGAT